GTTTGTGTCTTTTATTTTACGTTTAATCAAACCAAATAAAATATCATGGTTTATGCTTGGGAAATATTGCGCTACATCAATCTTTAGGCAATATACCTTGTCATGTTTGTTTTGTATTTTTTGAAGGGATTTTTGGAAATAATCTACTGCTGCATGTGTTCCCTTGCCGTGCCTGCAAGCATAGTTGTGATAAATAAATGACCTGTCAAAAACCGATTCTATAATATTATGCAGTGCATGATGCACTACTCTATCGTAGAAAGCCGGTGCAGTTATCAGCCTTTTCTTTGGTTCGATAACGTAAAATTGCCTTGAAGTTCTTGGTGTGTAGCTTTTCCAAATGAGTTCATTTTGGATTGTAATGAGATTTTCCTCAAGGTTAGAAGTAAATTTCAATACTTCATTGCGATACCGCTTAGACTTTCTGGCATCTAAATAGGCCTTGTAGATATTTTCGTAGTCATATATTTTGCTGTATAGGTTCCCGATTCTTTTCAACCCGACACCTCAATCTGACTGATGTAAATAAAAAGAAAAGCCTTTTGAATAAATCTACTAAACTATTCTTTTGTTGTTTTTGTATTTACCCGCACAGGGAAGGTAATAGGCCCCTTTATCCCCGGCACTGGACATTAACCCTTGAGTTAACGACTTCCGGCTAATGGGGGTAGAGCGGAGCGAAACCCAATGTTGTTGTTGGCGTTCGACCGACCGTTGTTGAGGTTCAAGTAGAACACACCCGCATTCGAACCGTTGTTCCAGTTGCCACCACGATAGGGCACTTACGGCCTATTACCTAAAAACAATTTATTGTTTAGAGTTTTTTATCCACTGACCAAGTATTTTCCCTATTTCTTAGATGCCTCGACCATATCTCGTATTTTTTTAAAGAAAGAAAGGGAGGTTCCCCGGGAGAATTCCTTAGCTCACTGGCAAGACGCACCGTTGTTTTAAGAAATTGTAGCTCTACATCTATCTCCTGGAGCGTTGTTTTCTTATAATATTTTTTGCTCGCGGCTATGAGCAATTTTAGCAGCGTGTACATACTGGTTTTTATTTCTGCAGCCATTGTATGCTTCTCAGACTTCGGGAACTGCCGCATGCAAATATATGCGTACCGGATCATGTCGTATGTTTTTTGAATTATTACCATGTCTTGATATTGTTCGTTACTCATGCGTTGCCTCCCTAATGGTCGCGCGATAGCGCGACAGACAGAACACAAGATGCAGAAATCAGATTACGAAAGCGGAGCGAAACCCAATGTTGGCGTAGGCGTACGACCGACCGTAGCTGAGGATCAAGGCGAACACACCCGCACTCGAACCGTAGCCCCAGGAGCCACCACGAAAGGGCACCCGCTCTCCGTAGTTTCGTATTTGTAAGTTGTCGCCACCATGGGACGCATCAACAGAAGCTAAACCTAAAAGTTTTGCTATATTAGGTACCGTTATACCACCTGCAGCAGTAAGACTTTCAAATAAAACCTGAGAATATCCATAGTCAAATTGACCTCCTGGGATATACATAGGGTTGCTTATTACTGTATTGATCTTAGGATCGCCGCCTACGTCATGGGATGTAGTAGTCGAATCTCCGGCAGACGTATTGTCATATTTAAGTGTACCTGCAGTGCCAGGAGCAACTAAACTTCCATCTGTTGCAAGTATCGCTTTCCATTCTGCACTGCCCGCCGCTTGATCTTTAGTGTTATCAGCAGCATTATTATCGGCAAGGATCTGGATTTCACCGTTAAGACGAAGGCCACCGACCCACTCGGACACATTTCCGTTTAAGTCATAGATGCCGAAAGGACTTCCATCATGGCTCCACGCTACTGGACCGCTGCCGGTTGCTACCCTACCTGTCTTGTTGACTCCGGTGTCTTTATGTGACGGTATGCCTTTTTCTGTTGCAACAGCGGCATCATATCCATAGTTGTTGTTACCGCGTGGCATAAATCCGTTTTTCTTGCACCAAAGTGCAACGGCTGCCCACTCCGCGTTGGTCACGAGATGCCAACCTACACCTTTTAACTTGCAATTTGTTAGCGCAGAATCAATTGTCAATGAGTTTGCCGGGTCTTGATATTTCAGTGATAGTGCCCTTGCTGCAGCTCCGCTGCCAACAACGATGTTTTGGTATTTTGACACATAAATAAATGGTTTAATCACACCATTTAAGATGAATGCCGAATGGGGATATTGTCCGCCACCGGTAAGGACATCTGCTTCATTGAAGCAAGGAACGACCACCATAACGGAAGGATTGCCCTGGTCATCAAATATTACAGTATTCCGACCAAAGCTGGCATCCTGTACCCGCTCACGCCAGGACCGCTGTTCTGCGGCATCGGTAATAACTCCGCTACGCTGGAATCGCTCAGTAAGCGAGATTTCAATTTCGTTAATATCCCTAAGAAGTTGCCCCTGGGTATATGGACCACTAATGTATTGCATCTATTGTAACCCTCCCTCTGCTGCCACTGGCATTTCTGATATAGGGAATAATTCAATATTATTTCTACGTAAATCAGCTTCGTAGGTTGATAGATATGTTGATGCAGAAGTTTTATTGCCTTTGACAGAGGTTTCCCCCACTAGGTCAACGCCTTCATCCATGAAGTCAACTTTTATCGTGGTTGTACCGTCATCATTTTCGATAAATTCATGCATCATGCTTCCATCACCGCCACATTAATATTTACACCTTCTGATATGACGTAGATCGGCACCATAATTGTAGGGTCGAATTTAAATGTTATCACGGTCCCAGACTCAACAGGGAAACCAGTTTGCTGAGTAACGCTAGACGGGCCAATCCGGAAGCGAAGCACGGGATCTTCGTTTTTAATAATCATCATACGCCTACCTGTTTTTGCCGACGCCGCAGCAAATATTTCTGCCGCGGTAGTCGTTACTGTTTTAGTCCCAACGGACGGAGCTGCAACAATTTCATCTCCCGTGCCGGTAATAGTTGCACTTACTGACGCGTCTACTTTCAACTTTCCGTCAGAAGTCACTCCGACATCGTTTGAGCCATCTGTTATTTTTGCTTTACCAAGTAGTGCAGTCCCTGCTGGTAGACTACCAGTTAGCTTGGTAGGGATTGCCTCCGCATCCTGGTTAACAACCTTCACATTCCCGGGGCTTGCAGCCGTCAATAACGGGTTACCCTGGGCATCATACAGCAGCACTCTGCCAGCGCCGCCTTCACCTTTCCACATTTCAAATCCCGTCTCGTCACTATTTACATATTGGGGCACGGGCAAACCTCTGTTGGTTACTAAAATATCCGCATCAATAACAGCCGGCATTTTTTTTCTCCCCTTTCTTCTAAAAACCATTTCTCCTAGAGTTCGTATAACAAAACCTCTGCATCCAGTAGCTTTATACCGTCTAAACCGTAAGTACCGTCGAGAAACCACAAGTCGTGTTCAATTATTACCCTGGAGCTGATATTTTCCGTATTTTGGTTGCTTGCAGTATAGCCTAAATTTAAGTCATGTTCTTTTTGGATCTCCTTACTACTAAGGTTATACGTACTATCAAGTAAAGCCGCTACAGATTGCTGTGTAGGCATATAAAAACCCATACATGTTAAAATAGGTTCATTGGCGTAAAGAGACCCACTAAGTAACCAACTACCGTCCAAATACAATATACGCTCATTCCAAAAATTGATTGTTGCCCGATAGGTAATAGTAAGTTCTATCTCTTTGGGGTTTGTTGCTAAAAAAGGCATAACCCACACTTTACCAACATGCGCACGGGTAACTCTTTCAACGAAGGCAGTTATTTGGTCAAAGCCAAAAACATCTGTGTAAGACGGATTAGTTCGGATCCACATCTCACTTAAGTTAAATATGTTTTCGATAGTCACTTCTATCCCATAAGAGCGCAGTGCATTAATCAGATCCGACTTTGTCATCGGACCGCCGGGTTCTCGCATTATGGCGATAATATTAGCACGACGGACATCCAAGGATACAGCCGGATTTATAGGTATACCGTACTCAGTTTCACGAATAGGTATGGTTTCAACGGCTGTAGAGACTCGCATTTCCTGCTTAACTTGATTAACTAAGGCGTCATACTTATCCAAAACGGTTCCCAGACCTCCAAAAAGCCTTTGGTTCCCCTGACCTTTTAAATCCAGCCACCTGTGCGGGAAAAAACTCAATAAAAACAATTTAAACCCCAAGGCCATCACATCCTACGATATTAAAATCGTTCCAGGTAGCGCCATCTCGGTATTATCCAGCACCTGGTTTGCTGCTGGTGTGGTCATATTAAAGTCAATCAGTACTGGCTTTTTATCAGTGTCAATCAGGTCATAAGCACCGCTCGCTGCAGTAATAAGGTTAACCACACGGATAATTCGGTCAAGGTTTGCCTGTCCGTTAATATATTCCTTCAAAGCAGCTTCTACAATTGGCCTTCCCGTGTCAACTGTGTATCCTTCCCGCCACACACAATCGGTTAAAGTAACATCCACTGCAACCCCCGTTGGTGAAATAACTAACACTCCTCCATCGGCAATATCGGCAGGTATTTTAGTGTCGATATACGCCTGCACATCATCAACAAGATCCTGGCTTGGTATCCCGTCAGGACCGGAAATCATAATATCAACTGTTCCATTACCACGATTGCGAGGAAAAACTGTAGCCGATACCACACCATTAACACTTTCAGCCCAGATCTTATAGTCTGATGAGGTTCCCCCGCGCTCCGGGTTGCGCTTACGGGCCAGGATCCTGGCCCGGTATGGTTCATCGTCCTCTTTTTCTGTACCAGTCTGCAAAAGAGCCGAATCAGTTACAAAATCAAACCCGGCCTGAGCCACCAGGTTAATGGCACCATCGGGAACGTTTCCAATTTCCCCTGTCTGGGTGCATTCAACCTGTACCCCTACTATAAAAGAACTACCGGTAGGGATATATTTACCCTGCCCAACCACTACCCGAAACTGAACAGGTGGGTCATTACCAACCGGTGTGGTAGTTAATAAGAAATCATCTGGTACGAGTAGATCAGCAACCACAGGGGCACTTTTATGCAGCGTTACTGTATGAATGGACTTGGCAGCTAGTTTTCGGTCTACCCCATATTCATAACCCATTTCGTCTAATTTATCTTCTTTTGCTCCTATAGCTGTTAGCTGGTCATAAACCATTTTAATTACAACTACCAGTATATAAATAGCTTCTCTTAGTCCTACGATCAGATGTTTAATAACCCATTGATTAGCTAAATCCTGAATGGTTTTATTCGACCCAACAATGTCATTAACCAGGGTCTGTGTAATTTCGTCCTTTGTTGGCCATATCAAATATTTTCACCTCCAAGCGATAATTGAAGTTCCTGTAGCTCAGTCTCGCCTCGGGGAAGGTATTTAACGTAAAGCATTTTGACCTGCTTACCTTCGATTGTGATTAACTGCAGCTGACATTCAAATACCTGCTCTATCCACCCTTGCCCTCCACTCTGGGTACCAATAAGCAGCAGGGCTGCTCTAGCCTCAGCCTCTACCATTCTCGCATTCTCCTCGGTATATGGCTTGGTTAGCAAAGTATACAATGTTGTTCCATAGTTGAGGAAAAACACACTTTCACCCAGGTCGGTTAATAGTCGTAAATAGGCTTGCTGCTTGATATTATCTTCGCTGCTAACAGTTGATAGGTTGTCCATGTCAAAAACAATATCTCCGTTTAAAATTAAAATATCTGTTCCAGTATTTATCATGTTTCAAACTCCGTTAACTTAGGTTCATCTTCAGCAACTAAGGGACCTTTATCAATGAGCCCCAAGACCACATATTGTTCACTGCCGAGGCTTCCTTGAACTGCGGCTGCCAGAACTTCTTGGCCTACCTTGTAGGGCCACTGAGGCAGGTGTATTGTATGATCCTCATGCGGGTGAGACGGTCCCGGGGGAACATGCTCAGGGTGCGTAGCATGGGTTTTATGCCGGCGAAACGGGTAAAAGGTATCCATAAGGCACCTACACCAGCCTGTTTCTGTTTCCCATGGCTGTATTAGAATCTTTAACAACCTGTTATCCTCGTCAACGGCAACAATTTCAGCGAAGACAATAGGGGATTGAGGAATTAAATCTTCCATTGTTTTTTGCTGCTCAGTAAATAGTCTCATTAACCGAATTGCCCCCCTTCCTCAAAAGGTAGATTCGTAAAGCTAATTTCTGCCTTTAAACCTTCTTTTGATCCCAATACCACGATTTTAGGTGTAAAGTATACCTGACTCAACCCAACCCCCACACCATTTAGACTAATGCGCCGGTCATTTGATAGCTCCGGAAACCAGTCAGTGTCAAATGAACCATATACCTGCTGCCGAGACAAATCCTCCAGGATACTTCTTGCTTTTCTCTGGCATTGATCCCGGGTAAGATTCGGGTAGTAATACCGTTGGGTGTACTTGTGCCCGGTCGATGAACCTGAAAAGGACGCCTTTTCTACTATACGCTGCCCTTTGCCTTTCTTTTTACCAGGTATCCAGGATATAACCTCCACTATAAGGTTACGTGCTGCGTTGGGGGCTCTTTCAATACAAAAATGCTCATCAATGTTAAAGCCCCAGGTAAAAGAAATCGGGTCAAGGGTATAGCCGGGGAGATTTTCTTGCGGACCAAAATACCATTCCTCGCCCTTCACCCTTGTTGTAAATCCTTCATTTTGGGCCATATATAAAACAAAATCCCAGTGTGATATTTCACGCTTCGTGTCAACATGGTCTTCCTTTTCGTATCCACCTATCAGAGTGGCTGTTTCCACCGGTACCACTGGAGTTAAACCATGAATAGCAGCAATTTGCTTAAACGCAGCTGTAGAAGTCTGGTTTTGCCACTTAGCTGTCTCCTTATAGTCAAATGGCTTTGCAGCATAAGAGCGACCATGGATAGTTACAATTTCCCCATCGCGCTTAGAGAAATCCCAAGTAGGCCTGTCCATCATGCCTTCAATTAACAAAGCAGGATCTCCCTCGCCCTCGAAACCGGCTTCAATTTTAACTGCTGCTGTGCCAAAAACCAGTTCAGAGGATTTTGATGGACCACTAAAGAGCAGTTCATCCCGAGGCTGGTTTTCGGTTACCTCCCATGGCAAAGTTACCTGAAAGGCATCAACTGCCCCCAATCCGTTAGCCTCTGCCTGAAAAGAAATCCAATCTACAACCCGCTTATCATTTATACTTATTATTACTATTGGTTTACCAATAGTACGAAATGGACCTTTACGGTTCACAAAGGGATCCTTAAGCACTATTTATCACCAACTTCATGCCGGGTTGGATTTTATGCGGTCCATTAGCCAGAATGCCCTGATTATCCTGGTATATCTGTTCCCACTTATTTGGGTCACCTAAAAGGTTTGCGGCAATTCGGCTTAATGTATCTCCCGACTTTACGATATATTCTTTATTACTTATTGTCGTTGACTCCGCTACCAGTGAAGTTGCCTTATCTACCGCATCTACCACCTGAGTTTGATTTGAACTGTTATCAACAACCCGGCGTACCGTAATGGAAAAAGGAATTCGCCGGGCAGTCTTGTAATCCGGTAAGAATTCCTCTATTACTACAGGTATCGTAAATTTCTCAGTAGTAAGCAGCACTGCCTTTCCAGCAGTTCTCATTAGGCCTATGGTCATCATGCGTTCATAGGCATCAGTACCAGTAAACGTGCCACTCCAGCTTATAGGTCGGTAAGTCGGGCCAAAGTCCTGTATGCTCATACTGCCGCCCGGAAATTCCCGGATGGCTAACATCTGCTTGCCGCCTAACTGGATTAAATCGGGCTTTTCAAAATCCCTTAGCTCAACCCCTCCGAGAGAAACTTTCATCTACTATACCCCCTGGAAGCTGGTATGCCGCCCTATAGTGAGTCGGGCTTGCTGGGCTTTAAAGCCACTTCTTCTTTCTAATATATCAGCCACGCGTTCGGCAAGTACCCTAGAATCCTCACCCGGCTGTTGATAAATGTTTATTGTCACATCTCCATGATTATACACTTCCTTCCTGCCCAACACATCTGACAGTCTATGATTAGGTGTAATTTGACTACCCCGCGGTACATTCATTAACTCAGGCCCTTTTTCACCTACCCAGGCTAAGCCACCAGGGGCAGAATCCGTACCTGCAGCAAATCGAGCTATATTGTCATACATACTACCAGCTAATGCCTGACCACCAAACGAGCCCAAACCTGCACCAACTGCTGCACCAATCAGTGCTGTCAAAGGCGATAAAACACCAGCGCCGACAAGCGATCCGGTTACAGCACCAGTTAAAGCCCCTACTCCTATGGAACCCAGTGAAGAGCCTAGTTCTTTTGCTAATGCTTGCTTTTTATCATTTGCACTAATTATTTCCGATGCAGAAGCAAACAGTGCTAATGGTATAGCTAATCTTGAGAGTGTCTTAGTTATATCACTAAATCCCCGTGCAAGGTTTTTTGCTTGGTGGGCTATCCTGCGAACCTTATCCGCTTCTTCTATTGTGTTTGTTTTAGCTATTTTCTTCACATAGTCTTTATGAATTTCATGTACGGCTTTTTCATATCCAGTTCTACTAGATTCAAGCCCTACCGCCGCGTATTCAGCATTGTTAGCGCTATTTTGTATTTTTTCGCTACCGAAAAATCCTTTGACCCCACCCCAGGCATTAGACATGAAATTTCCAATACCACCAAAGAAACCTCCTTCAGCGTGCATTGGAATCCCTAGCATCTCTCCAGCCCTTTGCCATAAGGCTAGTGCTCCACCTCTTCTGCTTAGGGACAGAGGAATAATGACCTCTGGGCCAGCCTCACCTACAAGCCCAAGGTGTGAGCTGGTTATAATGCCACCGGAAGCGTACTTTGCAAGTGTCGAACCAGTTTCGCCTGACGTAACACTTACACTTCCGCCTATACCTGCACTCCTTTTAATATTTGACCATATCTCTTGCACCGCATGGACAGGGGACGTTGCCATGGACTTAATACCATCCACCAACATGCTTATTATATTGGCACCGAGATTATAAAAATCTGTTCCTAAGTTACCAAGAGTAGACTTCATATCAGTCCATGTATCGGAAAACATATTTTTGATGTCTGTCCAAGCCTTGCCCCATTTACCCGTTAAGATATCGCAACCAATAACAATAATACCAGACACAATATCCCATGCAATTTTAATTACTCCCACAATATAATCCCAAGCTAGTTTGGCTGAACTTTTAATGACACTCCAAGCACCTTTTAGAAATGCAATTGCTGGCTGCACACCGTTTTTGATAAGCGGTCCTACCACTAACCATACATTTGCCATTGCCTGTTTTATAAGAGGCATATTAGTAATAAACCAGGATTTAACCGTTGTCCATGCGCTTATCGTAGAACTTCTTACTGCGTTCCATGCTCCCATAATGGAATTCTTAATCTCATTAAATGCGGGCATAATCGCCGACTTAATAGTGTTCCAGAAACCAACCAATAATGGTCTTATGGTGTCCCAATTCTTGTACACAAGATAGGCAATACCTGCAACAGCAGCAATGGCAAGGACAGCTCCGCCAGAAAATAAGGCTATTTTACCGAAGGTGATACCAGCAACCGATAAGGCTAATTGTAGGGCTCTAAAAGATGTAACAACTACGGTAATTGCGCCACCTATTGCCAAAAAAGCACTAACACCACCCGCAATAGCAAATATATATTTACTCACCTGGGGATGCTTATCAAAATATTTTGTTAGCACCTCCAGTTCATCCCTTATAAGATTAAACATTTTCGATGTTCCATCAAGCAAAGGTGTGCCCAGCACGGTCAGAGATGTAACCCATGATTCTTTAGCTGTATCCATTATTTGGTTAAAATTCTGCATTTGCAAAGACACGCGCTCATTTAAGCTCAACTGATTTATTAAGCCATCTTGAATTTCCTCAAGCGAACCCTCCCCAGTTCGCAGTAGGGTGTATGCTGTCCTTCCGCCCTGTTCGCCGAACACTTTATGGAACAGTTTAATTAGTTTATCTGTACCCATCCCTTGCTCCGCCAGTTCAAATTGCCGCCCTATCTCTTTTTCATCGGCAATAATTTTGCCTCCACCGACAGTTTTTCGTAATATTTCCGCAATATCTTTAGCGGCTTTTAGTTGTCCTCGTGGATCTTTAGCGTAATCAAGGAATATAGACTTACCTGAACTGTCCAGCCAACCGACTTCGGCCATCATCTCTGTTTGTTTTTTTGTTTGCGGTACAAGGCGTTCCAGGAAGTTGCGTACAAATGTACCAGCGGAAGCACCTTCAGGTGTTTGAGTTCTGGTTAATGCAACCAGCACAGAAGAATCCAACACCTGTTCAGCTTTACTCCTATTAAGCCACATTCGCGTAGCTACACCAGCCATATTACCCAGGCCCCGGTTAATATCTTCTGCATTTGCTGAAGAAGCTGCAGCTACTTTTGTTACTGTATCAGCAGCTTCAAGCATTTGCTGGCCTGTCAACTGAAAACCAGCTCTAGTTTGAACCATAAGTTCTGCAGCAGATTCTGGAACCATTTTATTTAACTGAGCAAATTTTATAGTGGCCTCAGCGGCTCCGTTCATAATATCCTGATACTGAATACCGCCCTTTTGAAGCTCAACAAAAACACGTCCGGCATCAAGATTAGAAAATGTTGTTTCAAGACCTAACCTGGTGGTAAGGTTTTGAATGTCATGCATTTTTTGAGTAATTTCATTGGCCTTGGACGGGTCAAAAAGATCTTTACCGAAAGTTAAGGACTTAATTTCAGTCATAACTTCCTGCAGGTCTCCAGCCTTACTCACCGCTTCCTTGGCAGCTGCAGCGGTAGCTAACATTCCTGCTGTACCAACTGCAGCAAGGGCTCCCCCGGCAAAGCTAATATTTCTTAAACGGTTCATTTGATCTTGAACTTGCTGAGTTGCGCCTTCCAGTAAGCGAAATTGTGAAATTATATTCCTGACACCGCTACTGATATGATCTGCTAGCGATATACTTATCGCTAAATCTAATATCGAACTCATAAAATCACCTCCCTTACTAAAATAAAAGCATCCTATATAGGATGCCATAGCTTTCATCTTAACTTTATTGAGTTAAAAACACCTGTTATTTCATCTTTAACTGCTTGAACATTACCGCCAGTACCATCAAGGTCGTTCCACATTTCTTTAATTAAATCAACGTGTATTTTTATATACAAATCGTTTATACTAAATACGTTATTGGCATTTTCCGGCAATACTAGTCCAACTGGAAACTCTTCAGTAAATATATTTCTGTTTTTATCAATATTAGCCCGGGTTTCATTGGCAAAACTTGCCCATTCAAGTTTATCATAGTTATTTCTTTGTTCGTTATATTTTTGGTTAATGGAATTATAAATAGATTTTAAAAAGTCTACATGAATTTGCAACTTCTCACTTTCTACTACTGACTGAGGTTTTTGTGAGGAGGCTTTTAATTTTATATCCACCTCTCGCGATACCCTCATAATGTTAAAGCCAAACGACTCTTGGACACTATCTCCTTTCAAATACTCCCCATCCTTACCAACCAATTTAAGTACAGAGTCTGACTGATTACGAGGAGTAAACAAAACTTCAACAACATAAGGACCTATGAATTCAGGGTGATTAGGTGGTAGCAACTCAGTTGAAAACTTTCCATTAATAACTTCCACCCCGCTAGTTACTCCTATATATGCTGCCGTTTCTGGACGTCCTGCAACATCAAGGCTAACAGAAAGTTTTGAACCTACAGGTAAATCTGTTGTACCGGCAATCAAGACTTTATCATTCTGGTAATCTACATCTAAGATTTCGAGTTTTGAAAATTCATTTGTTCTATCATTGCTTTTATTTCCAACTTCCTCTTTATCACCTTCACACCCCACCAAAACCACCATCAACAAAGCCATCATCACAAAAAGTAAAATTTTCCTCACAATACCCCTCCTTTTCAGTAATTAATACCACACCGGAGAGGTATTTCCTTCTTTTCCTGCTAGACAATCACCAAGCATCTAAGTTATATTATTTACTCATAGCAATCACTTCCTCTAATTATTCCACGTGGAATAATTCTGTCACTCTTAATAATATTCGTCGACATTCTTTTACAAAGGAATCACCTCACTGTTGTCGAATATTGCCATGGGGTGTAATTCGAGAGAAAGAGAGGTGATTAATATTAGCGATAAACCAAAAGATGCTGAGAAACCCAGACTAGTACCAATACTCGACCATGCCTTAAATGAATCGTACCTAAAAGAAACTGCAAGATTAACAGAACAAGTGGATAACGATCCACCGCCACCACCCAAGAAGCCTTAATTTATTGCCTGAATTCTTCGGCCCTCCGTTTAGCATCTTCGTATGCTGACGGAGGGAAAAATTCATAAACTGTTTTAGTAACTGTATCTACGTATGTTCTTTCAGGCTTCTCAAGCCATCCATTCCAAGCTTGAAACTGCTCCGTACAAATTAAAAGCATTCCCTTGTCTTGAGCCCCAGGAGTCCAGCTTGCTTCAAATAAACCTACTATCGCACATTCCTTCTTATCAATTTGGTAAACTCGAATAATAGCTTCTTTTTCGCTACCAACAAACTTCTCCCAAGCAGATTCTGACGACAGTACTGGACGTAGCCCATCCCGTTTTTTGTATGTCCAATTGAGAATAAATCTTCTCCCCTGCTTTTCCCACCATAAAGCTATTAGTAAAGCAACGATAAAAACAGTAAGAATATAAAAAATAAAACACGGCATTTTTAAAGTAATAGCTTCAAAATCTATTATAGAAAGTTTTTTATGAAATCTAATTGATGCTGCTCCCCAAGTAAGTAAGATGCCTGGGATACTGAAAAGCAATCCGATTACTGTTTTCTCAAAATCAGTGGAAGTCTTGCTCTCAGATGGACCAATCATCCGTGCCAAATATGAAGCGATTATGCCGGGCAGCACCAATAAAATAGTGCCAAGTAAATTAAAATTAGTCATTGTTTCACCTCAATACTAGAGTTCGATATAATTTCCATTTTCCCCTCCAGTATATTCTTAAATTATTTCACGTGGAATAATTTAAACAACCCCCCTTCCCTTTTCATCGATAAACTCTATCAATAGAAAAACACCCTGGGAATGGGTGTTTTAATCTAAATTTATGTCACCAGTTTCATTTTCTCGAACACTCTATCTTATCTGGCAATGTCTCAAAATCATAATCATCGGGAAAAACATCAATTACTTTCCATCCAAGTCTGTTAAGCTCCCCGTCTCTTACCCTAGCCTTTCTACTAGAAAATATGGTTTTTGAGGTCCATATCTCAATGCCTACGGAACAGGTAGGAATGCCTATATCAAGATAATATAAAGGCTTTTCTTCAAATCCCAATAGCACTGGAAATTCAATTGCTGCAACATAGCTATTTTGTATTATTTTAATAAATGCAGACATTTTTAAGAAATAGTGTAGATATGTTTCATTTCTATGTTTACCATATCTACTTCTCAATGATTTATACATATCTTTGAGCGGGAACCCTTCAAAAACACCATTCCTTAAATCTTCATTTAATTTTTCGATATTAATGGTATCTACCACTTCTTATTCCTCCATGGGTTAAAAGAGTTTTAAGTTAAAATTCCGTTATCGACCAAATCAATAACGGAATTAATGAGAATAGGTATCTTGACTCCCCTACTTAACCCGCCTTAACTGGCCCGGAATATTCCCATTAGACCAGCTAAATACAACCTCGCCCTTTAGGTCTATCTCTGCCTTTACCCGACCCAGGAGAACCCCTACAATCATAATCTTACCTATTTCTGCACCTGCCAAATCGCCGCTATCAATATCCTTATCCACCTGCTCAGCGGCTTTGCGTAATACGGCTGTTCAAACTGTTCAATTTGAGCCTGATTAATTTGAGGCAGATTCATGATACACCTCCACATAATTATCATTTACGTTAAGCTCATTTTCGATCTTGTCCAGCCATTGACGGGCTTTTATAATCGCTGACCTACATTCCATTCTTAATTCGGGCCGACTAATTAACCGAAGTGAACTGTTAATTACAAGTAAAGGGGCGGTTTTTTCAATAAAACCATATATCTGCATTATTACGTCAGTTGCCGCCTGTTCTTCTTTACGAAGTTCCGCTTCAGGACTTTCCCTTAATACCCTCTGCTCCTCATTCAACTGCTTAATCTTTGCCTGGTACCACTTTTGCTCCTCTTTTAGTTTGGATAACTGATCCTTAACCTTTTCCGGCACTACCTCCACCGTTACGGTTTTTTCTATGATCTCTGGCTCCTTATTTTGTGCTTCAGTCAACTTTCTTTCTAAATCCTGCACCCGGTTCTGCTCTGCCTTTGCTTTGGCCTCTGCATCCTTGGCTTTTCTTTCGGCAGCATCAAGTTTAGCCTTTGTTTCAAGGTGAGCCTTATTAATGCTGATTTTTTCCTCGTTGAGCTGCTGAATGATTTCCGGTTCTGCATGTTCCGCTATGAATTTGGCTTTACGGTATTGTTCACCACTACCAAACCCGATCTGCTCTGCAACCTCGTCTCTTGAATTGCCTGCTGCCTTACTTCCTGCAAAATTTTGCAGAATGTCATTTCTTGCACCTTGCCTTTGCTTAGCTCGTTCTTTCTCAATTAGTTCAATCTTATTGGAAAGTTCCATCATTTCTGTAAAGGTAAAATTTTTCCGGTGTGCGTTTTCTGCACGTTCTGCTTTAAATTGTTGTAAATAATCCTCAAATTCTACTATTCTAACTTCAATCTGCTTTAGTCCAAGCGACTGACAGGCTCTAATCCTTCTCTCGCCGGCTACCAAAACATATTCTTTAGTGATTACAGGAGGTTGGAGAAGCCCTATTTCCTTAATAGAATCGGCAAGTTCCTGTAAGTCTCCTAGATCTTTTCTTGCTCGGTCAACTACTTTAATTTGATTTATATCTACAAGCAAACTTTCACCCCCACCTTGTCCATCCATCGCCCTAAAGGGTAACCGCCTAAAGGCGGCAATATTAAAAGGAGGGATTATTTACCCTCCTTTTTTTGTCTCAACATTTTAAGTATGTTCGTTCGTTTCTTGACTTTTCCAAGAACTTTACTTTTCTTAATTAGTGGGTAAGCGTTTTTCCGAGGACCGCAATAAACAACTTTGACTTCGTATTCGCTTAGTATTTCATATACCGCCCTATACGATTCGTCGTTATAATCTATAACAAACTTATAACAGCCGATCAAGTCTCCACTCAAAGCAATGCCCGCCTCTATATCCTCATAGATGGCGGACAGTTCGGCTTTAAATAGTTCCTTTAATTCCGATGGACACTTCTTTAAAAATTTTTTAGCCTCACTCACAAATTCTACACTAATCACCGAAAACGTCATCCCAAGAATACGTCTTTCCCGTCCTTGCTTCCCTACGTCCTTTTTCTATTTTAGATATTGCTAGCTTGTCCCTTTTAAGTGATGCTGTAGCTGCTATGTCCGGTTTTTTCTTCCCTCTAAACTTCGTTTCTATTGTAGCAATAGCAGGTGGCATAGTAACACCCCTCTTCCTTAGTAATCCCTTTACTTTGTATTTTTTTCTGTTACTCATAGATTACCACCCTTATCCAAAATATAGAAGTAATTTATAGTTATTATTTCCATATTATAGGCTAAAATCCTGCTAGGTCAGAAAATATTTTTTGATTTTATGTATCAACTACTTATATTTTTCATATAATATATATTTACCTATTTGGGACTTAAACATATATACCATTGCACTGGAGTTCTACAACCCCCCCCCCGGTTATCTTTTAACCGGAATTAACTTTTTCCCTACCATTAAAGGAAACACCCCCCAGCTGTCGAATACTGCAATTAATGGAGCGGTTTCGAGGAAGGGAGGTGTATTTATGTCAAAAATACCACAAAAGTCAATTAGAGGTAGCGCTAATGACAGTGCGACAAAAGCTTCTATAGTTCCAGATAATTTCTCAGTTACTAGACAAAGTATTATTCCCGATAAGGCGCAACAACCAGATACAAACCAAACTTCTGATAAAAAATAAGATTCAATTAATCATCCTTCTAGCCCTCTATTTCTATTGCCTTATTAAATTCATTGGCATTGTATATAACTACAGCAACTCCCGATTTTGTATCCACATAAACCCTATCGACCGGGACATTGTATTTAGTTACAATGTCCTCAACTTTTTTAGAATCAGCTAGAAGAAGGCATCTTTCTTCTGAGATACTTTCTGACATATTTATTGGACTTCCATAAACTTTTGCATCTTTCAATATGACCTTTACTGCCTGTGATTCTTCACCATGAAAAGCATCTTCCCAAACCAAATTCCCCTCATTAAGCTCTGCTTTATTATTACTTTTTCTAAATTTATTAATTAGTTTAATTGCAAATTCCTTTTTGACAAAACCATTCCAACATCCACAAACTACATAAGCCATTAATAAACTCGAAAACATATATAATACTAAACCGCTTAACGACTTTATTTCTGTCTGCAATTTCGTAATATTTGCCGCCTCTAAACTACCCTCTTTTAATGCCAATAAAAACAAATTACCAATTAATACTGGTATTGAAAAAAGAACAGCTATTACCAACTTTTCTATATTAGTATATTTGGCAGAGGGGTGTGAGCCGACTCGTTCATTTATCAGTATTGCAATTAGCCCCGGAGCCAACAATAATATGTATGCGAGCAAAGTATCCAAAACTACACCCCTTATTAAATTATAACAAAATATGTACTTAAAAGCTTCAATTTAAATCTAATCCCCCGGCTAAAATCTGACCGGGGGATTCTTTTCGTTCCAATCATTAACAACCTGCACGCATGCCAAAAGTTCAACCTCTGTCATGTCCATCGCTTCGGCATATGAAATACCTGCTCCGGAAGCCAAGGAAAGTTCGATCCGCAACTTGAACCATCCTTGATTTGCTAGTTTTTTGCCAGTTCCTCAAGCTTATCCTTTACAGACCTTGGCATGTTTTCTTTTTCAAATTCAGCCCATTCCTCATAAGTGAATTTATCCATCACCTCAAATATTTCAGCAAGGTTTTGAGGTACATCCACCTTTTCCCCATTAACGGCATCGACACTAATAATGTTCTGTACGGTCAAGGTTGACATAACGCCACCAATATTATGCCCACCTTCATCCATACTTGACGCTAAAAGTTTGCGCTCAATAAAATGGTGCTGGCCCTTCTTTTCCCGTAATTCAATTTTCTTACCGGTCGATAAAATAATTTCTAACATGAACTATACCTCCAGAATTTTAATTTATTTTAACGTGGTTTTTCCACGCTCTTACCTATGAGATTTTGCTACGCTTAACCGCATGCCAGTTTAATGTATTATTGAAAGGTTTATTATTACCGTCAACCGACTTCTTAAAGCCATCAAAGGTAACCCCTTCATATTTGTACTTTCGAACGGTGCCGTCCTTATAAGTCTCAGTAGTAAAAATCAAAAACTTAAGCGTACCGCCGTTTTGCTCCTGATATTCGTTCTTTTTATCTACAATGTCATCGTAGGCTGTATTTACGCTTTGCCCTTCAATACTCCCCTTCCAGCCGCTTTGGATGACCTGGCGGTGCTCGGTTTCCTCACCAATGGGATTCTTTTTTTCTTCACTGGTTATTTCTTCAACCGACCATTTTAGGATTTCCGGTGTTTTCTCCAGAACATTACCTAATTCATCGGTTAGGGCAACTACAAGTTTTTTACCCAGCAATCCATCTTTGGCCATATTAATTCACCTCCACATTTGTACCGCCTTGGAAATTAAGTAAAATCCACTCAGCGGTATTGTAGTGTTTGACCTTAATGTTCTGAACAAACTGATCGATAGCTGCTGCTGCATCATCGAAGGCGATTGAATACGCCTCGATTTTACTTGTTTCTTGTTCATCAACCGGTGCAACAAGGTTATCAAAAAAAGTTCGGATCCTGCGCTCTGCATTGCCTTTCATAACCTTCGTCATAGCCTTACCCTGCCAGGGAGCTGCCACAGCCTCTAATGCTTTTTCAATCCAGCTATTTAACCGGCGCTTATTTACTTTGCGGTTTTCATCATCACTGATTAGTTCACCTGCCACATCGGTCTTAGCAAGAGTGTAATCGTTAGCTATGCGCCAGGCCAAAGAACCATCACCGGCTGCCGAAGGTTTAAGCTGGAAGGCAGCAATCTGATGATTATATAACTGGGAATACTGGTCAAAGTCAAGTTCCTGCTCTGCCCCGGATACCCAAGTACATTCTACGGCAAGGCCGGAATCTTCGATGTTTCCGATTACATGGGCAATGGCCGACAAGCAAGCACCGGAGGTATATTGGTCTCCCACTGATTTATAACGACCATAGACCATCTGCATAAAGTCAGTGTCATAAGTATCCCGGTAAGTGACAGCAGCATCCACATTAGCTGCAGAACCGATACCACAATATGTCAAACAGTTGTACTTCTCACCGAAAGCATATAATGCAGCATCAGCCGTGGCCTCGGAGAAGTCGGCAAGGGCTACATCAGATACAACTGTTCCCACTAACTCCAAAAGTTTAAGACCGGTTCGTTTACCTGTACCAGAGTCGTAGGTACCAATATAATCAGCTGCAGTAAGTGCTGCTCCGTTAGAACCACTGGTTAACTGTGTTTGAGCCAGTACAGCTGGACGGGCATCGGTAAAGGATGCAGCATCGGATTGTAAATCCTCCAAAACAAAATGCTCGCTGCGAGAATTGACATAGGTTACCGCATATCGAGCACTTGCCGGATCCATACTTAAGTTGTCATAGGTTTCAAAGCCACCGATATCAGACCATAACATCAGTTTAAATGTATTGGCATCGGTTCCATCGGCAGCTTGTACGGTAAAGATGTTGGCATACTCACCCGGACCGGCTTTTGGTGTCACCTTAAGAGTTGGATCCGGTGTTACTTGTCGGTCATTCAATGTTTTGCTGGCTATGGCGTATCCGGCACACAGAACCCGCACAAAAACAGCTTTTTTAACCCGTGCCCGGTGTAGATGGTCTAACAGGGCGTTACCCTTTTTGGATGCAGTTGTCAATCCCAGCACCGACGCTACAATCTCAGAAAGACGTTTGGTCGGCGTTTCGCTGGCGTAAACATACTGGTTAACTGGTCCCCGGTCGAAATCACCCACAAAACCCAACACAAAGTCCTTCAAGTCTACTGCATCCGACTGCGGCACAGCTAACTCATTAATATATAAGCCTGGTGGGTACCCGGCTAAAGATGTTACTCCACGTAAAATCAATGTTATCCCCCCTAAAATTCTTGAATCTTAGGCTTAAATTTACTTACATCAATGGCACTTACCAATTCCTCGGTGAATAACTTTCCGCGGCAGGAAAATGTTAAATCGCTTTGATACAGCCCTGTTTCTCCTCTGGGTGGAAGTGGTGAACCTTTGGTGAAAATTTGTACCGTTTCACCCCATTTATCATCCTGGATGGGGATTTCGTTTTCTGTTTCGATGTAAACCATAAATTCTGTAGCCAGGCGCAGTGCAGTTCCCTGTCGCTCGGCAAAAAAAGAAACCTGGATAAGGTAGTCAAACCGCAGGATTTCAGTTCCAACCGTGTAAGTACCGTCCCCGTTATCAATTAGTCCATGTGGCTCATACTCACGCATTAGAGCCTTTTCAGAAGTACCACTGACATATGAGATATTGGCCCCTGGAAGCACCGGTTTGTTATTATCCTTGGGATCTAGGGTAAATTCCGTTGGGTCGGGTTGCTCATCCCTTACTATAAACTCAGCCCCGTGAACTACTCGGACTGCAGTTTTGATTGCCTTGTACATTTCAACTAACGGGTCTCTCATCTTCCAAACCGCCTTAATTCATGCATTAGTTCCTTAGCCACGTCTTCTTTAATCTCTTCTTTGGACTCATGTAGAGCTGGCCTTAAATAGGGTCTCGGGGGTATTTTCTTCGGCGCATAACCAAACTCTTGGGCCGCAGCATAATCTCCTGGGCTTCCTTTGCCCTGAGTACCACTACCGGCAGCAACTCCCACATACATTACACCCTTGCTATCCAGTTGACTGTCATCTGTGGTTATTGCTTGTTTTAAATGCCCGGCAATACCTACTAACGGAGCATCATCATTCCCGCCAGCACCCCACGAACCGTGTTTTACGATGTACTTTTTCCCTGCCCCAGTTAGCTTTCCTTTATTTTTGCCTGATTGAGACATGTGTTTCCGCTTAACCGTTTCAGGTTTTAGCTTAGGCCAGGCGGGATACCCACCGGATGCCGGTTGATAGGTGCCAAGCTTTTTCTTGGCCTTACCCATCACCCGTGCCGCACCTTTTTTGAGCCCTTTCTTTGTAGCTCGGTCAACACCACCGGGGATGCTGCTTAGTGCCTTATATAAATCGCTAAAATCGGCCAATTAAATCACCCTCTTTGCCTGACATTCTTTAATTACCAACTGACCGGCCAAAGTAGCCGGGGCAACCAAAGTGATTTTAAATTCCTTCCCGTCATATTCCATAAGTCGACTTTCCTTTACCTTTCTTTCGTCAGGCTCTCCCGAATCATCCAGTACAATGAATTCTAGGACTTCATCCGGGTTATCACCAAGCTCCATAGGATTTTCCTTGGTGTCATGGCCGGTTACCACGATCTTTATAGTCTCTTTATGAGGTTCGGGCTGCCCCTCGTCCTCAATACTTAACTCATCCCGGTTCTCCACACCGGTGGCAGGGGTTTTTAAGATAACATCCACCTCATATCCTTTTTGCCGGATATGTTTTTGAATTATATTTTTTACCTTGTCGGACAGCTTAAGTGCATCCATTAGGTGCACCCCCCAACGACTAGCTTGACGTTACGATTGTAGTTATCAAGTCGCCGGGCAGCCAGCTTAGAGATTTCATCGAAGTTATCAAACTTTATTTCCAACCCCTTACCCAGCTTAAGGCCGCTGATTTCGGCACCTTCGCGGACGATATCAGAGAGAAGCTTCCACATGCAGTAATCAATTAAGATTGCCGCATCTCGGACGGGGACTGTTTCAATAGTATGATCGCCTAAATAGGTGTATGAGATAGTTCCGGTACCCACCGGAGCCGCATCAAGGTATAGTGTCTTATCCAATATCTCGTGATTCTCCAGGCCAGAAAGCCAGGTCTGGTAATCATCGGGAAACTGATATTCCACAGTACCCGGTACCAAGCTAAGAGCACCCTTCTTTTTCCTTGGCCGGTACCGGGAGTAGTCGCCTATAGTATCACTGATAATATCACTCAGCTGCGGGTCCGGAATCCTGTACGGTTCCTGATTGTCTCCTATTTCCCCGCGAAGCTTTCTTAATAGTTCCGCTTTCTCCATCAGATTTCACCTCTTTTTTTAGGGAAGAAGTAGAGGCTGTCTTATCTTTCGGGGCAGCCTCAAATTCTGCATACATTTGTCCGGGACCAATCATTTGACTAGTTACTGGATGGATAAACGCATGTCCTGTGTTCACTTTCAAATAATCCACCCGCCTTAAGAGTTGTAAAATTTAATGGTCCGGTACGGCGGGTTGTAAGTTACCCCATCTTTGTCCGTTACCAGCGGAGTGGCAATACTTATTTGCTGTGTGGCGTGGTACTGCTTGGCTGAAGTGATTTTGCCATCCGTTGTATAATACGGATCCGGCCCCTCAATCTGCATCGGGGAACCAGTACCGAAGCGAGTTGCATTAATTTTGCCAAGTAGAATCCTTTTGTCCCCAGCCACCCAGGGAACGTTTACTTCACCTAGTTGTAAGCCATTTCTGGTTGCAAAATACATTCGGCCCTGCAATAGGTTTGTTCCTTCCGGAGAGGCAGACTTATAGAACAGTTCCGCAATCTTTGCATTTACCATGGCATTTAAACTGCCAATGCCGAAATTAGGTACCGAATATCTAGGGGCACCACCCATATAAGCTTTCTCGTAATCGAAAAGCTCTAATAGTCTGTTGTAATACTTGGCAGCTTCTACTCCGCTTGGTACTGTTAAATTAAAAAACGATATATTAGTAGCATAGCTGTAAGAGATGGTTGGCTTATTGGTATCATTGTCCACCCCGGACGCCTCAGTCAAATAGACTTTTGCATTTTCAAAGTCAACTGCATAGTCAGCACCAGCAGATATTTTGCCGGTAACTGGGTCCCATGTGCCTCGTGTAAGGGTGGCAACCCCTAGCTTAGCAGTAATCGGTTTTGCGGTTGTAGTTTGCTTTTGGCCTGCCGGGTCAATGTACTGGCGAACCCTCGGTCGTACTACAGGTGGAACAGTTGCACCAATAACTCCAGTAGAATAACCGCAAAGAAGACTCACAATCCATGCAGCATTTGAGCCAGTCGGGACATTGGTTCCAGGAACCGCAACAGCTATTTCTGCAGCAGCGACAGCTTCATTAGTCACAGCTACAGACTGGTATTCATCAGAGATGTGCAACATTTCAAGACTTAGGCGCTGGTCTATATAGCGAGAGAAACGCATGGCTAAATTAGCTAGGTTCCGAGCCAGCACATCATAATTAAAGGGGCCGGTCTGCAACTCGCGCATAGCCTCCTTAGTAACTACGGTACCGCGCTTCATCCACTCAGCACCGAATTCCAGGGTTACAGTGGACACGCCTTCAGTGGGAATACCGTCAATTTCACCCACAATTAGGTCATCCTGAGAATATAGATCCATGGATGTTATTTCAGACAGTATTTTATGAGTGGTACCACTAAACGGTTCAGCCATTACCAGTTGTAGGAACATGAGGTCCTGCCATACCTGTTCCATAATCGCTTGAGAGATAATAGGTGCCTGGGCAAAGTCTCCAGTAGTACTGATAGCAGAATCAGTAATAGCTCCATCCGTAATAACTTGGGCAGAATCAGTCAAAGTCTTCATGTATTTGGTATATTCCGGGTTATTTTCTCTGTCCATACGGGCTAAGATATTATTTAAGATAGATCTATTTGCTTTTCGCAAGTCGGGATCCGGTAACGCACCTGTCCTAATTTTAATTTGGTCATCCAGTGCAGCTTGAAGATTATCGACAATAGGCCTCCAAGGCTGGGCAGCAGCACCTATCTGAATTTCCGGGTCAATAACTGCAACTCTACCCGCCATGGGAACACCCAGGGCAGCCAACTTGCTGCTTATGGCAATAGAATCAACAAAAGCCTTTTCCTGCTCAATAAACCCAACTACCTGTGCGGCATCGGTGATAGCCTCACCCTTTTTAATCAAGGCATCTTTGGTTTTTTGGTCATAAGGTAAGGCGGTTACAGCGTCAGTGAGTGCCTGCTGTGCGGCAGTTTTAGCTTGTGCGGCAACTACTTCTGCCTGGCGTGTTTCTTCTGCCTGCCTAAACTTGTTTAACTCATCGGTCAGTGCGGTGTGCTGATCTGCCTGTTCTTTTGCGGCGATCATGCTGTCGCAAATGCCAACATACTCATTGTCGGCGTTCTGCGCTTTCCATGCCTTAAGTTCTGCAAGGGTCATTAAATGAAATTTGGGCACGTTATCGCCCTCCTTTTTGTTGAGTTGATCTAATATTTCGGATACTGCGGAATCGGTTAGCTGCTGTGGCGTATCAAAGGCGTCAACTTCTGCTGGATTCAACACGATATCCCAAGTGTAAAGAGTTAACTGCTTGGCCACACCAACTTGTTTTCCGTTAACCCTCGCGGGCACTAATTTACCGGTCATACGGTTACTAAAACCTATAGGCAGTCCGGCATCCAGCATGGCCTGCACCTGCTTGCCCATATCGGTTTGTAGTGGTTTAAACTCAGCGATTACGTTCCCTGCTGCGTCAATATCTGCCTTCCTGAACTTGACCGCCTGGTTAGGTACTTTGGAATCAAAAAGCACCCTGCCGTCAGCGCCTTTGAAGCTGCGGGGGTGTGGATGCTCTCCAGCGTACGGGAAACCTGCATCACTTAGTGCTTTTAGCGCTGGACCATAGACAGGACGTGGGTAAAGTCTGACATTGCCGTTTATAGCGTCGACTTTAGACACCGTCTGCCGGTACCAACCAGACGGTTTTCCGGCATTATCAGTAATCGCTACTGCTGCACTAATACAAACGTCCTGCATCTCTCCTGCTTCGTCAGTTATTGCGCCGTGTTGTGCGTCAGAAACTACAGTAACAGTGGCATTTTGCATCTGAAAACCAGCTTGCGCCGCTATTTTTTGTGCTTCTTGCTCTTTTCTGACAGCATAGCCTATATCCCAATAACCAAATTCAGCGCTACATTTAGCACCTATAGCTTCGTAATAAATCCTCCGATCAACTTCTGTTAAGGCACTATTAGCGAGTTTCTTTTTAATGGCCAGAAGTCCGACCGCTGTTGTTGCGGCCAGTATTTCAGCCATTTGAGGATCATCGGTCAGCGCGTCAGTTACTGGAGCTGTATTGTCATCTGTTGCATTGTCGTTTATAACCTGCTCCTCGCCGGGCCTAAATCCGATTGTATTTCCTTTTTCGCCAGGCTCCAAGCTATCTAAAATAGCTTCTTCCCAGTCGCTATTTGGCAGTTTCATAATATCCCCCTTTCATAAGTTAAAGAAAGTTAATAGTAACGTGTCGGTTCTCTCGCCTTTGCCAAATCTATTCACCGTCCTTGCTATTTACTTTTTTAGCTTTTTAATCTACTGGCAATAAACTGCATCGGCAGTTGCCACACCAGGCAGCTTTTCCATTTCGTCTAACCCAGAGAATGTGGTTTTTCTCTAGTTCTACACAATAAACCTTATCGTCATAGTATTTATTGAGTATTTTAACGCCGTTCTTTCTACCTCGCTGATAGATTGAACACTTCTTGTTGTTGATGTAGATTACCCATATATCGTGGTTTATCGTGTATGTTCCGTTACTGAAAACCTGTTGTTTGCCCTTGGTTTTGCGCAAAGTAAAAGACGGGTAGAATCCCGCCTTCAAAATAACTTCACCGAGGTCTGATGCCATTAACGTTGAGTAGGTGTCAATTTTTCTACCAATAGACTTAAATTCTTTTTCCTTCCAACTGGTTACTTTTATATTTCCATCCCCAAGCACATAAGCATCAAGGAATAGGTTTAACTGCTCTCTTGGTAGTTTCTTTATTTCTTCGGGAACATATCTTACATGTTGCTGTCCCATTTGCTCAAGATATTTACCAAGTGGAACGCTGTTAATATAAAACTTACCCTGTCCCCTATTAACCTTAACTGGCATATCTTTAATGTCATTGTAAATCTTTTTATAATTATCCGTTTTTTCTTGGGTAATAGAAATTTGATAAGCATTTTCTCCACGCTTAACAGTAGAACCTTCACTCAGATAATAACCCATAAACTTAGTAAAAATATCTACAGGTATTTGCAGTCCGTTAATATCAATATGTCTTAAATACTCACCAGACCAATTACAAACTTTATTAACGTAAAACTCGGACAAATCCATTAATTTACCTGCATCAACAAGACCCCATCTTAGTTTTCTTTTAGCACCCTTACGCTCTCCAATATACATTTGATGATTAGGAGTAACCATCATGTCAAGACTATTAGATTTTAAACTTATCATATCGCCTTCATAGCTGTAGGAGATGTTTTTAACACTTGATGTCCATTCCGGTTGATGCGTCTCTGGATTTAAGGATAAAAACTTCTCGTCACCAATCAGTTTGGAAAACTTTATCCAACCTCTATCAGTATAGACTTCTGTTTCTTTGTCGTAACAGCGCGGGTGAGCCGGACAATCTGGATGATTGTCTATCGGATACGTTTCCCCATTCCGCCCCCGGCATATAGGGCACGTCCGTTGGTCTAACACTGCCGACCATTCTACACGAGCAAAGCCAGCGTCCCGGTATATTCGCTTAGCACTTCGATTATATGCCCAGCTGAGTTCCGTTCTCGCTATCATCTCTGCCCGAACTTCATTCACAATAATAGGCTGCAACTGCTTCATAATGTTTTTCCAGCCTAGATCCTGCTCAAAACCTTCGGTCAAGGCTCCTCGAATTTGTTTAAGGGTTGTATCTTTAATCCCCTTAATACGTTTTCCAGATTCATTAAACAAATCATCTCGGATGTCACTTTTTACAATACGAGGTTTGATTTTTACACCACTGGTACCGGGCGGGACATCACCACTACCACCTTGTCCGCCAGAACTACTTTTAGCCTCTACCAACTGCAAAGCTCTTACTGCACCAATAACTGCAGCTTCGGTCATTTGATTTGTGATACCCACCTGGTATTTACTTTCTTTTTCGTCCCATGCATCCTCCAAAACCGTAATAATGGAATCCTCTGAGAATTCGTTGACCTCATCGGTTACTGAGACATCTCCACTATATTTAAGCATCCGAGTATAAACGGCACGAAAAAAACGCAGTACGGTTGCCTGCGCTTTCTGCTCTATCGCTTCCATGACCGGACGGTCTTCCAGGAGAACATCTGTAACCAGGTTATCCTCGCTTTCCTCTTCCTCCGGGTCTTCGCCAGGTTTTAGCTTGTCCCTTGCAATGTTGGGTTTAGCTGCAGCCATGACCGCCCTGTCCCGGGCCTCTTCCTCTTCAACCAGTCGGGCCATCTCTTCTGGATCCTCAATATCAAAATCGTTAGCAGATGCCTGGATAGCCTTTAACCGAGTAATAACTTTAACACCCTTGTTTGCACCCAGGGCTTTTTGAACCCTGTCCATGCGCTCATTGGGTGTTTCGTCAGTTTTATCACTCCAAACAATGTCGTAACTAATAGCATCAGGGTTAATCCCGGTCAATAATAGCTGCAAATCAATAATTGCTCTTAACCCAGAGAACGGTCCGGGATCACCATACTCCAACACATCAGTTATATCCTCCAGAGTCTGCAGGTAGTGCGGGTACTGGACTTTTAGCACATCCCGGTTAATGTCTGCACCGGCTGTCAGTACAGCTTTCGGTACACTTAGATTCAGCCAAAGCAGTTCCTCGAAATATTTAACGTCGTCCATCTCACTCAGGTTAGTAGTATCATTTAGTGCCGTTACTTGTGCAGTACCTACGAAGTCAGACAAGAGATGTGCGTTTTTTGTTGGGTTACCATCCTTATCAACAAGCCCAACGTTACGCATGTACTCAACGACCTGAGTTTCCCCTGTATTGTCTGGAAGTTTATGACTCCTCTTTTTAACACTTCGGAATTCCCGCCTTATGGCCGTTGCTCGCTCCATCCTCTGTAGGATGCTAAATATAGCTCTGGCAGATTTATAGTGACTTGTGCCGTAATTTTCTGTTTCCTCACACAGCCACCGGATATGATTCATTTGAAACAGGGCAAAGTGTCCTCTTGCCTCGCTCGGAGGACCAATTTCCATTAGGGTATGTATTTGGGTTTTAGGGTCTATCTGACTGAACGCCTTTTCTGGGTCTGGGAATTCACCATACTCATCATTGTTTCTCTTGATTGTCAGTACCGGTCCTTGGCGAACATCCAAAATTAATCCGGCAGCTAAATCAACCAATGGATTTAGAAACAAGTCGCCATCCCGGACTAAACCCCTGGTATAACCTTTTGCCTTAGCCTGTAATTTAGTTCGCGTCAGTAAGTCGTCTATAACCTGCTGGGCTATATTAGCACCCGGTGTTAGACGTTTTAGCACCGACTTCCCTTTCTTTCGCCTGGCCTGCCTATACGTTTCGCTGCCGTGTACCACAACCTTAAATCCCCCACGCGCTGCATCGGCGGCCAGCCTAAGATTAGTCATCGTAAAACGGAGATCATGCTTGACTAACTTTTGAACATCACGGACAACAGATATACGATCAGTTGCAAGCTTAAACTGCTCATATATATAAAGCTGTGGCGACTCAGCATAGCTTACTTTGGCTGATTCGGTTGTTTTTGTTGTACGGTCTGGTTCAGGAGTAACCTTAGAGCGCCCAAAGAAATCCATAACTTTCGTGAATATATTAGCTATTTTTTATCACCACCTTTGCAAAAGAAAAACACCCGGTTATCCAGGTGTTATCCGTATTTCTTTTTAGCCTTCTCCAGGTTTCCCCTAGCTTCAGTAGCTCCTTGTTCTATATTCCTATAGTGCTCAATCATTGCCCTGTAAGCTCTAATTGCTTTTTCATCATCAATCCCGACTACTTGCCCTGGACGTTTTTCCTCCAGCACCACAGACGCCTTTTCAAAACCATCGGCCAAGGATTTAACCGATTCCTCCAGCAGTGTAGCCTGCTCAATTAACTCATGCCAGTTGATATCCAGGCTTAACCTAAAAGATAAGGGGTTTTCTTGGTTTGCCTCATTTTTGTTCACAATTCCAAGGGAAACGATTTTACCTTTATCAGCCATCAGAGCACCTCTCTTTATAGTTATTAGGACTATATTCGACGCGCTCTGCCGCTTTCCTTTAATTTACCAATCATCTTCTGTATCTCCGAAAACTGCTGAAATATCAGCCTTGACAGACATGCCTACAATATGTTTAATGTTTTTCGCTGCTCGCATAAGGTACCCCAAACACTTCATAAAATCATCATGCCCCTCAGTCTCATTAACAAAAAACTTAAGCTTTTGATGAGCCTTTATTTCATAGCGGCAAAGCCTTACTTGTTCCCAAAATTCCTTATATTCCTCGCTGCTATCATCGGCAAACATTTTTAATAACCCGGTATTTACCCGAGCCAATATATCAAAACCATCCTCGCTATTCGTTACATCAGTTGACTGATGCTCCTCTAATTGGTGATATTTTTTTGCCAGCCAGGAGGATATATCTGCACCAATACCACGGGCATCAGAAATAACAAACTCGGGCCGCCATAACTGCAGATCAGATAAAAGTTCCAACTTTTGCTGGTCGAAGTCATGACCAGTGCGGTAAGTTATCTCCACAACATTTATTCGGGGGTCGGTATTAATCGCATCACAAACTGAGAAATCAAGTTCCCCAATTATGAGCACCGTACTATCCTTTTGTGGCTTTAAACCCCGCAGGACTGCATCTTGAGCTTCCTCATCCTTACCGGCAATATCTATCGCAGCTACATACCGGCGACCTACTTTAGGTTTATGGTATCGCTTATGTTCCCCCTGTAGCTTTGCCTTCTGCTGCTCGTTAAAAAACTTGCCAGCAGCGGCAATGGCCTTTAGCAAGTACTGAGTTTGAATAATCGGGTGCTCTAATCCAAGACGCTCAACTTCGCGGTTAAAGTATGTTTTATAATCCGGATTATGCTTGGCTACCTCATAGGCATCATATTCAAAATGGTACCTTTCCTCCGGTGGTAAATCCTTAACACGGCAGCCCAGTTCCCGAGCCCGGCCCTCATCCTTCTTAATATTTATCTGCCGCTGCTTTTCCAACATGTTGTCAGTGTCCCAGGCAGTACCCCAAAACACCGTTGTAACTGCTTTGTTAGCACCCATTGGAGCGAAGTCTTTATCATACTTCTGTTGATTTACGTCCTGAGCTTCGTCTATCTCCAGGAGTATATCAGCTGTAGCACCGACTACTTGAGCAGTTGGTTCGGCAGAAAAAAAGGCTATTCGTGCCTTACCCAGCACCCTCATAAATCCAAAGCTCCCCCGGTGAAGCTTACGAGTGAGCGGGTTATCCAAGACCTCCTGAAGCCGAATCATCGAGTTTACAATTTGCGGCTTCCAGGTAGGAGCCGCCTTCACAATGGTTCCACCCCGCTTTTTATTCCGGGTAAGCAAAAAACCCTCCAATTGTGCGGAGGATTCGTTTTTTCCACTTTGGCGGGACATCATCACAGTAATGATTTTGGATTTTTTATTTTCGATACTATCAATAGTGCAGAGTAATGGGTCTACCTGGTACGGACGAAGGGCTTTACTTTTTCTTAAGCGACGGGAGAATTGCCTAATATCCCGGATAATTAAACGAATAACCGCCTTTTTGCGTTCTCGTTTATCCATCGACCAACCCTTCTTCTTCAATCACTTCATCTAGAAGAATATCGTCATCCCCGCTACCTTTTGCCTTCTCGATATCAGCCTTCAGTTTTTCAATACGTAATCTGTGCTCTTCAACTACCAGGCCCTTAAGCTCATATCTTTCCACCATATCTTCATAACGCAAAATAAGACCCTCCAAGGTCTTCATAGCAGTGCTCTGGGCTTTCAAGAAACCAGCCTGCTTATCCCATGCAAATTGGAGCTCCCATTCTTTCTCCCAGCTATCACTTTGCATACCGCTGGTTTCCTTCTGGCGTTTCAAGACCTTAGTTAAATCATCCTGATCCTTAACAAACATAATCTTCTGCGCCCTGGCTATAGCTGTATACTGAATCACAATTTGTTCCCAAAGAATATCCAGAGGACTTTTTTCTATAATCTCATTTACAATGGCCCTGGTCTCCTCATCATCGGGGAATATACGAGCAAAGAACCCGTGTTTCAGGTTGTTTTGTGTTCCCGGTGACGGACCCGTACTCTTCCCCCCGTGAAACTTGCACTTATCTTTACCCGGCTCCGCCTTCTTCTTACAGCGCTCCCCAGTCCCTTTACATTTCGCGGTACACTGGCCCGGTCGGCCATCCAGGTGAATCTGGCAGAAACGCTCCCCATCTAAAGCCTTATTACGGCAGCGTTCACCAGACTTATGGCCCATAGCTTCACATTGGCCGGGGAAAGGATCTGTCTTGTTTTCTGTTGTAGTACTACACTCAGTATCTGTAGTACTACAGTTATTTTTTGTAGTACTACACTTTTCTTTTTGTGATACTACATTCCATTTATCCCGACACTTCCAGGCACTAATTGTTTTTTCTTTTTCTCCGAGCAGTTCAGCAATTTGACGATTAGTTATGTTTCCATCATGTTCGATCCATATTTGACATGCCTTTTCTCTATTTGGATTACGAACTACACGGGACATCACCTCACCTTCTTTGCTTCGATGTCAAACAGAAAAGAGCCCGAAGGCTCTCTAATCTCTTGGTTGTTCTAACATTATATTTTTAATAATTGGCATTAAATCATAGTTAAAATTATAGTGTTTTATTTGTTTTTTCTCATATGACTTATATCGCAATACAAAAGTTACATTTGATTCTTTTAGATGTGACTTAATATCAGGTATTTTATCTTGATACTGAAAACCTTCTCCATAACCGTCTATCTCCAATTTTATTCCAAGTGATTTAACTATTTGTTGATATGGAGATAGTGGACATAAGCCAGTTGGATCTGATATTTCTAATTGTCGATATATTTCACCCCTAATAACTCCTTTGTGTTCTAATTTACATTTAATTTCTCCTAAGGCTATAGCATTTGCACCAATATTCCTTATTAGTACAGGTATGCCGATAAGAAAGTGTACAGGAGTATTACAGTATCGACCACCAACCGCTTCAGTGTATTCTTTTGGGCTCATATAAAGATGTATTTCAGGTTTACCCTTTTTAAACCTTGTAAAATACAGTGCCATGCCAGAAAAAACCAATGATATAAACGATAGAACTACTGATATAGATGCTGGCAAATAATCTATCCAAGTCTTGTGACTCGAATAAAAATTAAACACAAAAGGGAACATTAATAAACACTCCTAAAACACAATCTCTCCAACTACTGATATTCGACATAAGGGGATGTTTTCCTCTATAACCAATATAAAAAGAGCCCGGAGGCTCTAATTATGCATTTCAGCTAACTGATGTATTTTTCTAAATAAGTTTTTATAGCTATGTTCCATTCCATCGATAAGTACTTCATAGATCATAACTCTATAATCTGTAAGTTTTGCAATATTAAAATATTTCCCCCCAAACAACTCAAGGCCAAGAATATCAGCACTAAATTCGCACTTATCGTATGAATCTTTCATATAATCAACCGTACTAATATCATGCTTAATCCTATCCATAAGTCCATATAACTTATTTATTAAGACTAGTTCATCGAAAGTTAAATTCTCACTTAAGTTTGCTATATGCATTGAAAAACCGCCACATATTGAGATGTTCTCCGGTGCTCTTCCTACATTCGGCTTTTCATTTTGATTTCTTATCCTAATTATTTCCCTTACTGCAGTAAATGTATCAATAATAATTATCCTTGCGCTAGTTCTCACACTTTTATCTTGCTCTTCTTTTTCTTTTTCTTTTTGCTCATTAATTACTTCTTTATGGGCATTAATGCTATCTTTAGCTGCTCTTTTACTACCCCAATAACTCGCCAACCCACTCGCCAACCCACCAATTACTGAGCCTGCAAGACCTACTAATCCTGCTAACAATGTCGTTTCAATGTGAAATCACCTCCCAATTGTTTACTTCGGCAAGGTTAAGGATTTTTCCTGTTTTTTAACCATCTGTAGTTAAACCTTACTTTGGGCCGCATCTGGTTTGTTTCATAAGTGGCAACCATACGCGCCATAAAGTCTTTGGCTGTCAGGCCTGATTGCTCAATGAGCGCTGCCAGGCCCAACATATAGAATTTGTCCATTTATAAACCGTCCCGCGGTCAATATTTAATTCTTGTGCTATATCATACTGACATAAGAACAAAAGAAGCCTCGCGGCCTCTCATTTCTTTTTATATTTATTTCTAAACTCTTCCAACATCTTCTCTTTCTCTGACTTTATATCCTTATACCAGTTCGGAATAAGTTCCCACTTACCACCAACACATTTGAAATCATTGGGGTTAACCGGGCTCACTTTCAAGGGGTCTGCGCCAACCACTTTCCGCATCTAAATTACCCCCTTATATATATGTTGCGATCGTATGACAAGCCCGATCTTTTTTTCTGCCCTAATAACAAATCTCTGTACACTGCCTTTTGTGCAGCCCATTAACTTCCCGGCCTGCGCGAATGAATAGCCTCTACCCCGAACCAAATCAAACGCATACCGTTCCCGCTCGGTCAGGTTTTTCATTAAACTATCCAACAAATCTAGTACATGTTCGGGGGCAGATTCTGTAGATGTTCTGTTAGTGATGAACTGCGACAATTCAGTAGGATCAACTGATATTTCGCGCCTGTCTTTAGGCAGTCGCCCAACCTGCCAAGTGGTTCCTGGTATGCGCCCGGTCTCCATAATCTCAATCGCAAAGCTGGCGTCAGAGATCATGTTGCTGCTCTCCACTGGTACCACTTTAGCTGTACGTAAGTTTTTTATTGACTGCTTGTATTCCTGGATCAGACTCTGCATCAAATCCACCCCCAAAAAAATATGTATTAGCCAGGCGTTAACCTGGCTTGTATTGCTTATTTAACTAACAATATCTCGCATTGCCTTTCAAGAAGGCGACTGACACCAAATTTCACGACGCCTGTCTTCGGGCAATAGCTCCATATTTATAGAAACATATTCACTTCCCAGCTCAATAAATCTTTCATAGTCCGATGTGGCTTCTTTGCTTTTCGCATCTTTTCCGTCACACATTTTAGAAAATGCTTTGCAGTGATTACTTTGCACATATCCGTACTTTTGGAGTATTTTATTTTGCTCCTGCACTATCTGCTCTTTCCTGCTTTGAGACAATGCAATCCACCTCTGCCCAATAAATTCTCAGCATACCTAAACTGCTGCTTTATAAAATCGTCTTCCGCACTGCCACCGCTGGCCAGCCAGTCCGTGATACGTTTTTCGATATCGCGTACTGCTGCGGTCGGCAGGTGTTTTAGGTTTTCGTGAAGTTCGGAAATGCTGGTTATTTTGGTCATTCTTTTTCTTCCTCAATGTAGAAATCATCTAAATGACTTTCCTGCACATTTCCTTGTTCTGGTTCATATACCATATGCCATTGTATTTCATTTATTTCGCACACTGGTTTCTCGTCATCATCAGCGAGACTCAAAGGCATATTAGCATTGAATAACTTTTCCTCTGCCTCTTCCTTGCTGTTAGCTTCGATGCAGAAGTTAATTCTAGCAACTACGCTTACTGCCCCGTAAAACTCTTTCATTACCTACACCTCCGATTCCTCACCCTGGACGCCTTAGCAAGTTTGCGCCTGCGCCGCTTAAGCCTTACGATAACACGCTTATTGTTGCGCTTGGCCTGTAACTGTGACTTAAGCTTGTCCTTACTGCGCTTAATTGGCTTAACTTTCCGCTCTGTCCTGATACCACCCAAAAAGCTCTGCTCTCCTACAACGGGCATTGCTCCAAGCAGCCTTGCTCCAAGTGAAGTTAGATGCCCAAATCCACCATAACCGAATCTACCTATCATCAATCACGCCTCCCTTTTCCTCTCGCCTGACCAAAGCCTGCTCCTTAGCCTATGCGTAATTAATCTTACATCCGCATGTCGGGCAATGTGATGCGCGGTGGTTTTCTGCGCTTACCGTAATAAATTTCTTGCCACATGCCCCGCATTTATATGTTTCTAGCACCTTGTCTGTACTGATTAAAAATGTTTTAGCTATTTCTCCCGAAGACTTATGTTTAGTAAAACGGTCAAAACGTTCGTTAAATATTTCAGTTCGGTAGTTTTCTAATATTTCTGCCGGAGACTTTGGGTTATGAGTGCATGTCCAGCAAGGATTTCCGTAGTAAGTGCTTAATATCGTACACTTGTCGCAAGGATGCTTCATGCCGTTTTCTCAACCTCCCTCTTGCCACCCCGCAAAATTATCGTCCTAACAGACAACACCCCTTGCTCAATCCTCAAAGCTGCAATATATCCACCACCCAAATGAAGCAGGGCCGTACCATTGCGCGAAAACTTTAGTCCTCCAGCGGATCTAATCGTGTCGTTA